CTAGGGGGATTGATATTATATTTACCCCCCCCCTGTGTTATATTTAGCTGAAGTGCGTTAAAAGCAATTGATTAACGCTCAAAACACTTTAAAATTAATTAAAATGAATCGAAAATGAAAACAAAACACTTTGAAATTAACTAAAATGAATCAAAATTGAAAAACGAAAAGCTTTTTAAAGACAAACAACAAACTAAACACGACATAAAGCAATACAAAACGCAATAGAAACAAATAGAAAACTATTCAAATACAATAATTTGTTTCTATTTAACTAGTTTCACTAGGGGTATCGTCCTGTACTGTAGTGGTGGTGACTTTCTTATGTACACCACTAACATTTAAACGTACAATTTCGTCCATAGCTCGCTCAATTTCCTCTTCATTGTCCTTATCTGAGAGGTCATTAGAGGTATAAGCGAGTCTAGCAAGCAAAGAACACGTATGATAACCATGCTCCTCATCAAACTGATACCAATCATCGAATTGAGTGAAAGGATCAAATGGATTGTCAATTGTAGTTAAAGCAGAATCATTTGCCATTTAAATCTCCTTTCATTAAAGCATTTTGAATAGAAACTGACTTTAACTCAAATATTTAAAAACTGTTGAAGTCGAAATACCTAAAGCTTCAGCAATTTCAGCATTTGAATGACCTGAAGCACTTAAAGCTCTAATTCTAGCTTGTTTTGCGGGAGGTAGGGTAGTAGAGTCCCTATAGTTGGGCATTGAGAGTCGTCTAATGTCGTCAGAATCCATATTATTAAGAATACTAAAAATTGTAGTCGAACTCAAAGCACCGGCCTGAATTGCTTCCCATTCCTTCTGAGTAGGCTTTATAAGAACGTCTTTCTTGCTAGAACCTACTGCATCACGGGCCTTAGCAAGGGACCTATTACGCTCCTTCTTGAGGTCGGCCTTATGCTCCTCATCTGTAAGCTCTGGATTGTCAGCAATCTTAGCCTTAATCTCTTGATTGGCCCTAATCTGTGCGATGCGCTCTTTAGGGGCGTTCTTAAGGGCTTCATTAAGCTTAAATTTAAGACTATTAACTTCCTGGTTATAGTTCTCTTTGGCCACAATGCTAACAGAGGAGTTATCCGTAGCAAGGTATTCTTTACGAGCTCTGTTAGCCAATGCTTTCAACTTGTTAGCATAATCTGCATACAAATTCTCTTTTTGTGTCCCAGAAGAAAGAGTATAGGCATCTGTTGTTTCAGCCATTCTGGTGCTTTCCATAGTTCGCACCTGGGTCTTACCCTTCTTATCCACATAGGTTTCGTTAGCTAAAACTTTAATACGTTCACCTGTTTCTGGATCAGTATTATAGGTGCTAATTCCAACCTGAGATCTAGCTGTAACTTTAGGAACTTGAATGCTAGACTTTGCTCTAGATACAATTGTTGCAGCTCCACCTTTTCCAGTTTCAGGATCATACTGATACTTTTGTTTGAGCTCACGAATATTATTGTCTTTCTCGCTTTGTTTATAATCGAGATGATGCTTCTTAGCATCAATAACAACCATACTATGCTTTACAGCTCTAACAATCTCTTCATCAGTTGCGCCTTTAAGGGTCATGTCAGTAATCAAATTACTAACTTTTCCCATTTCATTTTGCTTAGTCTTTTCCTTCATTTCTGGCATTCCTTCATAGCCTTTATATTGCTCTTTAGGATCAAAATCTTTAAGAGCTTCATAAGCACCACTAAATGCCTTGATGTTTTGAATCGGAACTTTAGCAGAAACTGGAATAACTTGTACAGTATCTCCATCGAAATCAGCGCCAGAAAGCTGGTCAGCAACAGTCTTATTAATACCTACAGCATCTTTAGCATCACCAAGAATAGACTTAGCTTTCTTATCGTTATTATTAACCGTAAGAATGGGGATCTCAAAAATGCCACCATGAGGATATCTAATCAGAGCTACCTGTTCACCATTCTGATAGTTAGGTGCATAGATCTCAGTGTCTTTCATTGTTGTAATAGGAATAAGAACCTGAGATCTTTGATTCGGGAAACCAGCAGCTTTCAAGTGAACAGCCGTAGAATCACAATCACTAGCAAATTCCTCAAGAAGTTTCTTTCTAGTTTCAGGCTGTTGAACTTTTAGAATATCATTCAATTCATCAGCTTTTTCAGTATAAGAAACTTTTAATTGATTCGAGATCAACTTTGCAGGTTGCTTAGCAAGCATCTGAGCAGAAATAGTTCTAGACCATTCATCCCAATCGCCTTCTTCATTGACCTTGTTAATTACTGAGAGCTGACTTTCACCATTTTCATCAGTATACCGGCGTTGACCGTTTGCTTTAATACTAGCTCCAAAAGGATTATCTCGATCCTCTTTTAGATCTTTAAAAACCTTTCTAGCAGGGGTTCCTTGAGATTTGTTAGTGTTAAAGACAACATCATACCCATCAGGAATATTGTCAGAATAAATGGCCATACCTTTAAGATAGCTGGTATCATCGACTGCAATGCGCACCTGCGCATAGTGTGCATTGCCAAGGGAGATGTCTTCAACTCCTTTACGAAGTTCAATAACACCATCTTTGTCGATGCCGCCTTCTTCTTTATATCGAATATAAACTCGTTTAGAATCAAGACTTTTCGGATATTCAACCAATCCCCAGGATTTACCGCCATCTCTAGACGTATACTCATTAATAGTACCAATATCTTGAAGGTTATTGAATACTTCCCTTTTGGTGGTACCTTCAGGAGCAAGAACCTTAACCGTTGTATACTGTTTTGGATTTGTGGCTTGGGGAACATTAATAGTTACTACTTCATAGCCTTCTTCTTTCATTTTAGCAAGAGAAGCATCAAGTTTTGTTCTAGCAACTCCAAGTTCACGTTCAACACCAATACCGACATCAATATACTTATGATTCTGGAGACTCTTTTTGAGCGTGTCTGTAGTAGAGTCGATCTTATTCTGTTTTTCCTCATTTGCCTGCTTCAGCCAACCGCGGACCGTAGACTCTTTGGTACCCATGAGCTCGGCAATTTTGGTATTAGAATATCCATGATCTTTGAGCTTCTGAGCTCTACTAAGATTGGCTGCTTGCTCTTTTGCTTTCTCAAGAGTCACTTGATTTCGAAACTCTTTTGTATTCATTCCAAGAGCTTTTGCAACTTCAGTATCACTGAGACCTTCTGCCCGTAATTTTGCAACTTGTGCTCGAAAACCTCCTTCATGTTGAAAAGGATCGTCACCAGAGCCATACTCATATCTTCCAGAATGAGGAATAGAACCCTCATGTGGTGTGCCAGAGTGCTGTAATTCTGTTTCCATATGTCTACTCCTCTTCTTTCATTTGGTTTATAATTTTATCAAACGAGACAATCTTCTTCTCGATTTGAACAATATCATTCGGATCAGGATTGTGAACAAGAACATCGTTGGTTTGATAGATTCTAAGTTCAATCTCAATATCCTGAGGTCTGACATTGTACTCAAGACAAAACAATGCTGCATAAATCTCAAGTTGATTCATGCTAGTTGGACTTTCGCCTGTTTTAAGGTCATGAATTCTGAGTATGCTATTATTAAAACAAATAGAATCGGCAGTACCGAAACAATTATCAGAATAATATAAAATCTGTTCGGGAGTCATTCCGTAACCAATAGCATCATTCACATAGAGATTCAGAGTTTTGTTAGTGTCAGGCAGTTTAATTCCAAGTTTGATTGCTTCCTTTGCAAAAGCATGTAAAGCGGTTCCTCTCTGAACTGCCCTGAATTTGCGATAGTAAGAGCGAATCTTATCTTCGTCATAATTAACCCAGTGATACTTACTGGCACTCAAGAAGGCATGACGACCTTCAAGATTTGAATGATTGTGAAAGTTCATCTAATACCTCCTTTTTGTTTTCCGGATAAATAAAATTTGCATACGACATGTCTCTACATGAACCTACATAATAGTCTTGATTGGGACGATGACTGGCGTTAGCAGATTGTTTACATTCTAGAGCAGCCCAATGCTTGCCGTAGAGAACAAGTAAATCCGGAAATCCTTGAATATAATTTGCATCATTCTTCAAAACTATACACCCTGGAAACATGGTCTTTAGCTCTTTAATAAGATCTGCCTGGAATTTATTTTCTTTCATCGTTCTTACCTCCTAAATAAAAATGCGAAAGAAAAGAGGCTTTGTATCGAATTTTTGTTTAAAAATGCGGTACATTACCTCTTCTATTATAGCCCATGTTTTTTTCGCGTATTTTGTTTGACATTTGTTAGACAAAATATAAAATATGCGAAAAAAGAGAGGCTATGTAAAAACACAACCTCTTAAAGAGCTTATAATCTAACAATAAGTTTTATCACCTTCTTCATAATAACTAATTTAATTATTAGATATACTGCCTCACAATATCATAAGACTTCAACACCTCACCGTACTTATCCATGATATCAATAAGCAGCTCACCATCTTTTTCAATTTCAGGATGAGCCCTCATCAACTTCATAAAACTAAAATACATCTGAGACGTATTTGCCATCATATTGTGACAAGCACTAGACATCACAATAGTTTCAGCATCATTACGATCCAATTCCATAATAAAATCTCCTTTCAATAGCTTAATAGCTCTTCATTATAGACTATGTAAATATCGCGAAAAAAAGAACCCATGTAAAAAAACACAGGTTCTGAAGAGCTTACATAAAGATGATTAAAGTTCATTATTCACATTTTGTTTCATCATATACATTAAGTCTGAATAAAAAATCATTAACTTGTTCATGCAACTCATTGTATGCATTATTGAATGCCTTAATTTTAACTAATCTATAATCATCTTCAGCAATATCTGGATGATTCTCTAAAATTTCGTCAAATAATCCAATGCAATCATCATGCAAATATGATTCATACTTATGTTTGTTAAATAATAATTCCAACGTTTTATCACTAATTGTAATATGATTCAAATGTTTATCGTTATTTTCCATAATAAATTACTCCTTTCATAGCTCTTCATAATACAATATGTAATTTATGCGAAAAAGAAATAGCCCATGCAATTGGCACGAACTATCTCTCGCGGATTATTTCTTGAAGAAACGGTTTTCTAGTGCCTCTCCGCATTCTTTGCCGAAAAATAAAAACATTCCGGCTATGAATGCAGCTACAGCGATAGTTGTCATTCGCCTTCCTCCTTTCATAATCTTTCAACATACTCTATGTAATTTATGCGAAAAGAAAGAGGCTATGTAAAACACAACCTCTCAAATAATTTACTTCAATAATCTCATATCGTCGAGAATATCAACAATTGATTCTCCATCATCCTTTCTACGATCAATTTCAGCCCACTCTTTTTGAGATGGGGTTCGCCTCATTTCGTAATAGTGGCCATGAGACCTATCATAAATATAACGGTCCTTGAGATCCTCTTCTTTTCCCAGATTGTAGCTCTTCATAGCAGCCGTAGCCACTTTTGTAATACCTACAATTATCACAGGTGCAGAAGTGATCACAAGTTGTTTGTTATTCTGATAGAAATCAGCAACCTTATCGTGAACTTGAGTAGCTTTCCTCTTAACTTTCTCTTTAAAAGTAAGGGGCTTTCCTTCCTCGTTTAAATAGATAACTTCCATAATCACATTCTCCTTTATAAATATAAAATATTTTGTAGAGTGGTAATTCCACTCATTATAGTCAATGTAAAAAATGCGAAAAGAAAGAACCCATGTAAAAACACAGGTTCTGAAGAGTCAAATATATAAATTTATTTTACACAATCAATTTTTTCTAGAATCATTTCTGATCTCTGTTTCATATTTTTAGCATTTTCTAACATGTTATTATATAACTCAGTATTTTTAAGCTTTGGATACGCATTTCCAAGCTCTACAATATAATCATAATTAAAACATGTTTCTGACTTCAGAAAAACAGTATTCAAATCTTCCCATTCATCCAGAGTTAAAATTCTTTTCATATAAACTCCTTTCTAATCTGACTCTTCTACTATACCCAATGTAAAAAATGCGAAAAGAAAGAACCCATGTAAAAACACAGGTTCTGAAGAGCTGTTACTCACCGATTAAAGTTAACATAACGGATTCCTCGCAATACATCCGCATAAGCTCAAGAGTCTGTCCAATAGTCTCGTTAAGCTCGTCGATCGTATCAAGCATCTTGCGTTCATCCCCGGATTCCTCCGAAGATTCAATGCAGCGCTTGGCCAAATCATACAAGCTCAAATTCCTTTTGAGCAGCTCAACAGTCTTTGCCCTTCTTTGCTTAAGTTCTTCAATATCCATATTGTTTTTCTCCTTTCTAATATAAAACAGCTTAATAGCTCTTCACTATAGTACATGTAAAACTCGCGAAAAATCACCCAAAAACACTCTCTGCCCACTTTCCCACTTTTTTCGCCTTATTAATATATATTATTTTAAATTATAATAAATAATTAAAAAAAAAGTGGGCAAAGTGGGCAGAAGGCGTTTTTCACAAAACTCGACACCCAAAAAATGGCGTAGTTACGTCATTTTTTCGAATTTTTACCTCAAAAATCTCTGCCCACTTTCGTTTTTAAAAGTGGGCAAAAAGTGGGCAAAGTGGGCAAAAAGTGTCCAAAAACGCCCATTTTTGACCAAAAATAGCCCAAAAATGCCCAATTTTTTTGTCTAACAAGCCCTTTTGTTAGACAAAAATCGTCATTTGTTAGACAAATTTGGCACTTTGTTAGACAAAAATGGCACTTTTGTTAGACAAATTTTTGCCAATTTTTACCATTTTTAACCAATTTTTCGTCATTTTTTTCTGTTTTACCCGTTTTCTGCCCACTTTCTGCCCACTTTTGAAAATAAAAGTGTCCACAAATTTTTGCACATTTTTAACCAATTTTTGACAAAAATTTATAGCCCATGTAACTTACACGAGCTATAAATTCTTTCATAATTCACCTAAATTAATCACCTAAAACTGTCCGAATTGCGTCTCTAACCACCTGAGAATTAGTCCGATTTGTGCGATAAGAAAGCTTATTAATTCTTCCAATTGTATCAGAATTTACCCTAAAACATATAATTTTTTCGGGATGCTCGTAGTATTCGTCGTCCCAATTTCTCTCAAGAGACACCGCATTAGAGCCATCATACAGAGCAATAACTTGCCGAATACATTCTGATCTAGTCATATTTTTCTGCTGACAAAGTGCATCAACATTCAAAATATCACTTTCTCGAAGCCTAACTCCGAGTCTAAAGTCCTTACATTTCTCCCCGTTTTGCATTGAATTACCCTCCTGCTAAGCACAATTTAGCGAACCAAATGATGTCTCTAAACCCAATAATTGCGCAAATTAGCAGGAAAATTGTCCCAAAAATTAGCAAAAGATCAATAATTTTACCCCATTTCATCTCAAATATCACTCCTCTTAGACTGTTCTAATCGCAAAAATCAAGAGAAAAGCGCACATAATCAGCAGGAAAATCTCAATTTTCTCAGCATTTTTCATTTAATTACCCCATTTTTCTTCAATTCTTCATGTTTTTCACGAATAAGTTGCCGAATCAAGGTATTGCGAGGCGTTTCTAGAGCCATAATTAGCTCGTTTAAAAGGATTTGATCGTTTCTTTTGAGCTTAAATTGCACTTGCATAAACTCATCCGCGTCATATTCATCGTATACTTTAACGATAGTTTTATCATAAGGTTTATTCTTATTTTCGGAGTAGCGAGGAGTTTTAAACTTAGCAAGATCAGCTTCTGTCGCATATTCCAGGTCTAAAAACTCTTTCAAAGTCATAAATCGTCGCCTCCATTCATGAATTTGTGGAAGTTTTTAGCCAAGTAATAGAATCCAGAAGCCCCAAGTCCAATCAAACAGGCCCCGGCAAGACAACAAATCATCGTAAAAGTGTTCAATTCCATCCGAAGAACTCTCCAATCATGTCAAATATCCACCAAAATACGTAGAAAAAACCAGCTATAAGCAAGAATACTAATCCAACAAAGCCAAAAAGTAGCACTTTAAGCCCTCCGACTGCCAATATCCAGATCAATTTTACAGCCAAAACCAGAACCCATAGGCTCAAAACAGCCACAAAAGTGCCAAATAGAGCCAATGCGAGGATACAAAGCACTTTTTTCATCGTCCAAACCTCTCAAAATAATCTTTAAAAATGTAGTACATCAATATTACAGATAATAATACAAGTCCAATAAATACAATCTCAGGATACACGTCCAAGAATGCTAGTATTATTAATAAAATACAAGTTATCGGATATAAATATTTCATCAGCACTCACCATACCCTGGACAAACCTTGTCATAATTTTCAACAAGGTCATTTACATAACTATCGAGGGTTTCTCCGAATGTTTTATCAGTTTTAGCCTCTCTTTGGACAAAATCATTTCCTATTTCAGCAGCTTCTTTCAGTGTTTCTTCGGCGATTTGGAGGCATTTAATGTATTTTTCGTCGTTAATAAGACCCATTTTATGCTGCTCAGCCATCAGAATCATCTTACTAGTGGCCAAATTTGTCATATAAATATCAACAAGAAACATTTCAGTGTTAGTCATAAGTCTTTCTCCTATTCATTTTAAGTTAATTAGCGTCACAAAATCGTCTTTCGTTAAAATCTTTCTTAGATTTGAAGGCTTTTTCAATCGCCAAATCAATTCCAGAACGACTTTTCAGATGGAAATAGTACAAATCTTTATATGGAGTGTTCATTCGGTCAATCCGACCACTTGCTTGAGTCATGATTTTATAGGAATAATTCTGCGAATAGAATATAATTGTGTCAGTTTTTATGCAATTCCAGGCATCAGAACCGGCGTTATACTGAACCAAATATATCCATCTGTCGCAATCGGGAATGTCTTGGTGCTTATGACCGTTCCATTCAGCCACCTCGAACTCCTCGTCATATGCAAAACTTCTCAAAATATCAAGCTCATAGTCGAAATTGTAGAAGATAATGACCCTTTTATGCTCTCTAGCAAGCCTCAGAGCCTCTGTAGCGCGTTCTGGAGCCGAGTTAACTACTCTCCTAAGCTCGTAACAAAGCTCACCAGCGGTCGTTATAGGGCAATTTCTGACAGTGTTCCAGCGATTACGATAGACAGCTTTGTATTCCGCCGGGTTATACTCACAGTAAATATCAATATGATGAGGAGTTGTGGGTCTGTCATAGTCCATATCGACAAGGATTTTGTTTCGAAGTCTGATTAATCGGCCAGTCTCCACATATCTCTCAATTTTAGGATACTTAGTATACCGTGAATACACACAATGCTGCCTACAAAACTCAGTACGGTTGCGATAAAATCCATTTGCCACAAATACTGGAATATAATCAGTCCAAGTATCGCCAGGAGTAGCGCTAAGCAAGATCCATCTATTAAATTTTGTCATTTTCAAGAAGGATTTTACCCATGCTCCATTACCGCAAACATGCTGCTCGTCAAATATAATGAAGTAATCCTCTAAATCTTCGTACTTTTTAATGTTATTCCAGCTATCAATAGTGATTTTATTAGAATATCCATTAACTTTAGGGTCCGTAGACATAGCAAAATTCGCTAATTCACGCTCCCATTCGAGTGTATCACGCTTTCTAGGAGTCGTAATAATGAGCAAATTACATGGATTCTTCATTTTTGTATAAGATTTAGAGTAAATATCACCTCCATTCAATTTGTAATAATACCCAAGAGCCGTCAAACTCTTACCAGAACCAACGCCACCACACAAAATATAACCATTTTGGAGCTTATTTATGGCATCAATCTGGTAGTCTCGTAATTTAATCGCCATTATCAGTCACTTCTTCGCATGATTTGATGAACATTTCTATACAATTTGCAGTCTTTGAAACGTGATTTTTGCTAAAAAGGAACTTTGAGAGCTTCCCATTCTCAGAAGTAACAAAAATTTCACGAATGTGCTCAGTAGGATGATGGGCTAAAGTGTATTCCTGAGTCTTAGTCTTGATCTTTTTAACATGCTCTCCATTAGGATATAGGTTTGTATAAGCCAGAAAATCAATGATTTTTGCATAGTTACTTGTCTGATCAATCATTTTCTTACTCCTTTCTCTTCAAGTTCCTTAGATTTCTTACGAATATCTTTGCACATACTATGAGTAGTAGTGCCAATCATATTGTCTGCAAATCTATATTCAGAGACTCTCTCATATTCATCATTATGCTCATAATTGAGGACAATATAACCCTCTTCATAGAGATACATAATGATGAAATGATGCTTCCGATATCTGTAGCTCTCCTGTGTAAACTTTTCGGCACATGCAAGACTCCCAAGAATATCAGCTATATTGATCTCAAGCCTAGTCATACATCCTCACTTTCTTTGTCAAAACGGATGGCGTTAAACAACATCTTAGGAATAGTCTCATTATAACGCTCATAAGTATCTACGAACCTACAGATTTGGCATTGATTCATGCATCGAGTGATCCTATACAGCACAACTTTACCAGAGTCAACAAGATTAATTTTCTCGATGAGGTAACAATGCTTTCTGTACATAACTACGGTTTTATTACTGGGACCGGATTTATACAAGTCTTCAATGGCATGGAGCAACGACAAATCTCTAGAGTTCATAGACTCTCTCCTTTCAAGCATCCATTCATTCAATCAATCCAGATCATTTTTGATAACTTGCATAATATCATTTGTAATAAAGCCCACAGAGTCGTTAGGAGTGTAGATACAGCCCATAATTTGTGTCTCACTATCGTCATTGAGGATTTTATTGACAAATACAGTGATACCGTTTACAAAGCCCATAACATGAATCTTATATTTTATATCGTAGTAAAACACAGTACGCGTGTCGTTGAATCTCAAAGGGGCACTGCTTAAAGCGCCTTTAATGAGCTCAAATATCAGTTGATACATCATTTTCTTCCTCCTCCTGACTAGTTTCTTCAGAGGTACTCTCATTAATTTCCTCAGTTGCTTGATCAGCATACGGATTCCCTTCAGGAGGCATATTAGCATCAGCCGAATCATCTTCCACGTTTGATTCTTCTGCAGTATCAGTTACTTCTTCTTCGTCAACTTGTTCGCTAATAGGCACCCAGTCGACAGGAAGAGTAGCTTCATATTTATTCATGACTTGAATAATGGTAAGAGCAATAAAGCCAGTCTCTTTATCACGGGTATAAACTCTATACATAAGGCATTGCTCGGTTTTCTTAGTCGGTTTCACGGTCAGTGTAGCAATAACACCGCCGCTAACAACCTTAATCTGCAAGTGATAAATTACTCTATTATGCTCAAGTTCATTAAGCGATGATGTGTTAATAGCTGTGTTCTTAACAATATCAACAATCTTACTGTAAATTTCTTCCATAATCAAACCTCCCGAGACTCAATAGTCTTCTCCTCGAAGTCAATAGCATTGGCAAGTGTCTTAACCATCTCCCCAAACATTGGACGAAGATACGGCACAGTGATAAGTTTCTTACTTTTATTGGACATATTATACACAGCTACGTTATTAATTCCGTTAATGTAAATATAATCCAACCGGTAAAGCATATCTCCATGTGCAAAAGTGATAAGAGGTCTAGGTTGAATATGGTGGTATTTGGACAGCTCGAATAACTTATTTGACACCTCGATTTCAAGATCATTCATTCTGACTCACCTCGTTCATCGTCTTACTATGATTACTAATCGCTTCAGCCATATACTTGACATAAGGAGTAGCTTCAGATCCTTCTTTAAGCGGCACTCCAAATATCACAGTAAATCTACCAGGCGGATAAGTGCAAATAATATACATAGTACCGTGATTTGTATACATAGTTAATTGGTAATCGATATTATTCCACTTAAATATCCTATGGGCAGTGTTTTCTCTAGGGTCGAATAAAGCTGCTATGTGATAGCACAATAATTTTTCAAGTTCATTCACCATTATCCTCCTTCGCCTCAGAAGAGTCATGTACATCCTTGAGAATTATCATTTCTACCTTACTAGACGCATCACCAACGTTAACCAGCGTGACGCCAGCAAGAGGTTTACTAGAGCCTTTCTTGAAAACTTTAATGTTATACATGTAGCTTTCAATCAAATAACTAACATTTCCATATTTCACCCAATCGCAAAGGGGCCTATTTCTAGCATTGCTAAGAATGTTTACAATATCAATTTGTAACTTTGTCATAGTATACCCCATTCATTTCAAAAATATAAGAGACTACACGCAACCTTCTACGCATAGTCTCTTATCTGTCAATTATTAGAACGGCATATCAGTATCTTCCTGATTGCTGGAATTCTCAGTGTAATGAGCGTACTTCTTATCCCAAGGATTCTGCTTCACAACAGCACGAAGCTCGGTAAGGTATGCTTTTTCGCCACTTCTGCCCATGTATTCCCAATGAGAGGGACGGAATGCCACGTCAACACTCTCAAGTTCATAATTATCAAGCCCTTTCACGGTCTCTTCGTCGAGCATAATTTCACGATTGCCCATGTAGACGTAAATAGCAGGGGCTGCGATTTTATAGCTAACCTCAATCTGAATATAATCAGTGGGGAGATAGTCAGGATTATCAGAGCGGCGAGTCTTTACGTTATAGCCTTGTGCACGGAATTCCTCGGCCTGCTCAGGAGTCAACTTAAGCGCAAAAGTACGCTTGTGGTTTGCATTGTAGCCATTGGGGTCCGCACCAGCAAAGTTACGATAAAAGATTTCAGCATTTTCAACCCAAATAATTTCACGTGCCATAACAAATTACCTCATTTCATTGTTTTTAGTTGTTTGATTAGTCTTCGTCAGAGTAAATATCAGAAAGAATCCAGGCAAGATTGGCAATCTCAGAAAGAGTAATCTCACCTTTATCCAACTGCACAAGAGCCTTGCTTAGGACAGATACACAGGGATTACTGGTTGCTGTATCGAACAGATAATTAGGTTTTTCATAGTCCATCTTCGTTTCCTCTTTTCTGTAGTGTTCTTCAAGACTATCGCAAAGTGCATTGAAATAGTCTGTAAAGTTAAAATTATCAAGAGATTCTTTAAGGTATTTACCCATCGGAGTCTCAACATTTGTGGCAGAAGCAGTAGCATTATATTTTTCTCTCTGCTCTTTTGCGAAATTAGTCATGTAATCAAGAGCGCCATTCCAAATACCATATTTGTATACGACTCTCCGTATAGGACAAGGATTATCATAGCTAAATGGATTAGCAGGTTTATGATTTATACAAGAGACTAGGAAACAGGTGTTATAATTTGAGCAAGGTTTGCAATACTCATCATCCTCGTTCATTGTTTTCTCCTTTCAAAGCAAAGTTATACGACAGATTTCTGATGTTCTCCAAATGCTCCTTGGCAGCAAAGAGTAGAGATTCAGCGCTATGCAAACACTCAGTAGCTTGCTCATGACAAATATCATAGCACATCATGTCAGCAAGCATTTTGGACTCTTCATATGTCCGTCTAGCAGCGTTTACCATCTCTTTCGCTCTCTGCTCACGAAGCAAAAGATCTAAGTAAGTTACATTCGAATCATCCTCCATCTAGACTCCTCCCTATTAGTTAGTCTTTTTCGTAGAAATTATCAAACTCGCCAAATTGATTGATATGGTCGATAGCGTCGTTTGCCATTTTGATGTAGTAGCTCATGTCAATATCATCCTCTTTATGAAGTGTTTTGACCGTTTCGGCTTCCATCCAGCGATATCCTTTGGTTCCAGTAGCAGAGTTGTACTTGCCATC